ATGGAAGAGAAACGGAAAAAGAAAGCGGCTCCTTTGACGCCTGTAAAAGATGTTTCCCGTGAAAAGATGGGGAAAGCCTGCTGGCGCCTCTCAATTCCCGCCTCCTTTTCGGAATCCGGAAAGAGGGAACAGCGGTTTTATCCCTCCTATAAAAAAGCATTGGCGGCGGCCGGGGAAATCAAGCTTGGAAAAGTGGCTGTGGATGCCGGGATTGTTGAATTAACCCAAGCTCAGGCGGTAGAAGCTTTATCTGCGCTGGATATTTTGGAGGGCTCTGGAATAGGGTTGGTGGATGCTTGCCGACTCGTGAAAAGAATGCAGGAAGCCGGGATAGGAGATATAGCCGAAATAGAGCATGCTTTCAAATTGGGAGCCGCACAGATACGGCATGAAAAGAAGTCTCCTTCCTGGAGTGAAGCCGCTTGGGAAATGGTTCGTGTGAAGGAAAAAATCACAAGGCGGCGTGAGCGTACCTTGCAGCAAATTCGGTATATGATTCGTCGCATGGAGAAACGATGTCCCGATTTTTGTGTGCGCCCCATTGGAGGCATTACAGGAGAGGAATGTCGTGAGGCGTTTGGCAGGGCTTTTGATTCACCGATTCAGCAGGATAAAGCGAGAGTAGTCTTTTCCGGCGTCTGGACGCTCGCTATGAAGCGTGGATGGGCTCTTTCCAATCCGACCCGCATGCTTGATGCGTTAAAGACGCAGGAGCGGGAAATCAGGGCATTGACGCCTGAAGAAGTAGAACGATTGCTGCTTGCTTGCCGACCGCCTTTGCCGGATGATTCTTCCCAGTTGGATTTGACATCCGTTCAACCTGCCGTGGCGATACTCGTTTTTGCCGGCATTCGCCCAGAAGAATTGATGCGGTTAACGTGGGAAGACGTATCTTTCGAGGATGGCGTTATTACTGTCAGGGCTGCAGCTTCCAAAACAGGGGGAGCAAGGCATGTGACGATCTGCGAGGCTTTGCGGGCATGGTTGTCCTTGGTCCCAGAGAAGGCACGTAAGGGTGCTATTGTTCCGGAATATTGGCGCTCCCGGTGGGAAGCTGTCAGGAACCGGGCTGGGTGGGGAAAGAAAAAGCCTTGGCCTAAAGATGTGCTGCGTCACACCTTTGCCAGTTACCATGCGAAAACCTATGCGGATTTTGGAAAACTCCAAATGGAAATGGGACACCGTTCTGCCGAACTTCTACGGAATAGATACACCAATATGGCAGGGCTTACTGGAGAGATGGTGAGACGGTTTTGGAAGTTGATGCCAAACGACTCTCATTTATTCGTCTTTTGATATACTGATCTTTCGAGATTATTTAACGTTTGCATAATTTCTTTTGTAATTTCTGAATCGTTCATTTTCTTTTCTAAATATTCTTTTTCATCATATGATATTTTATTGTGTTCTTTATTTAAATTGTTTTTAGATATAGAGTTGTTAAATTCATTTAATATTTTTATAAGTGATTTATTGGAAAAATTAGTAGGTGAAATTGTTGTATTTTTAGAAGGTTTTGTTTTTTGTGTTATAATTTCTTCTACCATCTTTTTTAACTCCACCATTTGTGAATATATAATCTCTAAAGTTAGAGCATTTTTATCTGATCTTTTTAAAGTAGGAAGTGTAGCAGGAGAACCAATTGCCATTAATCGAACAATAGAATTAACGTTTTCACTATCACTTGTTGTTGACTGAGTCGATTCTATATATTTTTTTAATTCTTTTTGTGTTTCTAAAACTTCATGATATTTCATATCTTTTGAATATTCTAAATAACGCAGAGGAGATATATCAAAAATTTTAGGAGTTCCTTTTTCTTGTATCAAAACAACAGGTTTATCAAAAGCTTGCCTAATTCCTAATTCAAATAAAACGTTTGGATTTCTAGTGCTTAAGTCACATATAGCCATTGGAGCTTCTATTAATTTTTTAAGTATTTCTAAATGTATGAGATTAGTTGATTTAATTTCATCGGCTCGAATAGGGATAAAATTAGCGCTTTCAACAGAGGGTTTAATGATATTATGATAAACATGATGGAAATGATCACTAGGATATCCATCACAGTCTCCAATTGGCATAATTATAAAGCAATCGTTTTTATTTTCTTGTGTCATAGTTATTATGATTTTATTATTTAGATGATCCTCCACAAATTTTGCAGTTCACACCGCTGGGCGTATCGCTGGCTCGCCCTTTGCAAGCCCGGTAGTACCGGCAGTTTTTGTTATGGGTCTTGCCCGTTGAGCTGATCCAGTACGTTTTTTCTTCCGCTGCTGTTTTGGTCGCTGGTTTCCGGTGGTAGTGGTATTCCCCCGTTTTGCGGTTGTAGTGACCGCCGTTGGCGTCCAAGCCGCCAGGGTGCGCCTCCGAGAATGAAGTGAGGGAAATAACAGCTAAAATGAGAGAGAATAGTTTCATACAAATTCATAATACCATGAAATATAGAGAGTTGTAAATAATTTGCTTAACTCTTTCAACGGCATTATGAAATGATTATTTCCAACATTTTAGGAGATATTTCCTTCTCGACTCTAGGTAGCAGTAACGAAAAAGCCCCCTGGCCCGGAGGCCAAGGGGCGAAGCATTCTAACGTAAAGAGGCCAAATAATAGCCTCTCTTCTCAGAATAAGCAACTCCTAAATCATTGTTTCAGTATCATTATGTAAGAATATATACTGGAATTGGTATTGAAGGGCTGTGCCCAACAAAAAGGAGCTGCCCCGATAAAGGCAGCTCCTGAATAGAGTCAGGCTATTAATCTTCCCAGGTTCCACTTGTAGCTTCAATAGCATCCCGTACCTGAGCTATAAGATAGTGGGGGGCATTGTCATTATCGTGGCCCGGGATAGTTACCGTCTGTCCATGAGGATGATCGTATACACGATGGGAACCCCGTCCTTGCCCTTGCTGCAGAATGAATCCAGCATCTCGTAACCGTCTGATTAAATCTCGTATTCGCATAAGTGATGTCGAAGATACGAGAAGAAAGGAGAGTTTCAATGAACGCTGTCCGAATGGAAGAATCAGTCTTTTTAATAGCTGAGGATTACATGAAGCAGGTGATTTGGCTGGGACGGGTGTTCGGCGCGGCAGGCGGGATCGCCAGTGGAGCGGTAAATAAAACACTGAGAGAATGAGCTGTTATTCGGGCAAAGGAAGTGCCGACTGTTGTAATAACCCAAATACCTCGGGTTGATAGCCATCAGTCAATGGAACTGCCTTTATATTAGTCAATCCTAAATCGTTCAATCTATTAACAGTAGTACAAAAGGTATTTATATCTTCTGTTAAAATATGGGTGACTTTTTCAACAGAAGCTTGTGCGATAATTTGGGTATCGTTTATGATGACTGTACGTTTGTTATCATTACTCCGAAAATCGGACGACATCGTACTTCTTTTCAACTTTGAGGCTTCTAGTGCATGAGAAATATTATATTCAGGAAATTCAAAACATCCCATTTCAAATAAGAGTTGCGGACTACTTTTTACAGTGTACTCAGATACAACAATAGGGCTTATCAGTATGCGACACTCCGCCTTCACCAGTGCCTTTAAGTACTGCAATGCTACACCATGGTGAGGACGGGTTTCATCTGCCAAGGTAATTAAGTACCCAGTATCAAGCATGACGATCATGCCTCACCTCCTTTGCGATGTTCTTCTATCCAGGCAGTAATATCTTGAACATCTGCCCAGTCTTTGGTACCTTGTTCAATAAACTGATTTAATTTATCTATATCTAGAGTTGGCTTTTCCAGAAATGCTAGAAGTTTATGCTCCTTCATATCGCCTGTGCGTGGATTGAAAAGATAAGAAGCTTTAATACGCTTATTTTTATAAAGCATATTTTCTTCAATTGAACTTAATTGTTCTTTTGTTGCATCTATATTTAATGTTTTTCCGTTGAACAACAAATGAATATTAGGTTTATCTTTCCCGCCAACATCTGTTATTTCACCTTCAAATACAGATAAAGAAGGAATCCACACATCTTTTATGGGAGGTAAAGGATTTTCTCTTGATATCACAAGGAGCGAACCTGAGTCCGGAGTGGAAAAATCGTATTCCCAATTGTTTTTCCTTGCTTGCTTCATCAGGCTTTCTACTGCTGCAATTCTCTTAGAGTTTACATTATAGTAATTCCCTCGCTGAATATTTTGAATGTCGGAGACAAGAGCAGAAATGATAGTAACCCCGCCTACAATCATAGTTTTCAAAGAGCCTTCTTCAAAAGAAATAAGAGCAGAACCGTCCTGCACCAACTTACGAACATCCTCAAGTTGGTTGAAGAGATCATCAATGCGAGTGTTTTCGGGCGTAATATACCTTCCGTCAGGGGTTTTCCCTTTCAGCGTCAATATAAACGAACTTGTTTCTCCGTCAGGCATACTATTTATGAGGATGATATGTCCGTGAATGTTCATTGTAAAGATGAATGTATTCTAATCACTATCCGCGTATCTGCCATTTTCCCTTGTTCTTCTTGAAAAGTGTTCTCATGTCGTCCCTTCTGCTCTATGTTCCTATCATAGCCGCCTGCCTTTTCCCCCTCCCTATTGTCTCTGCCCTTTTGCGCCGTGTTTGTCTGGCTGGCCGTCAGGAGAATGCGAGCAGACAAGCCTCCCCGTGTATGTTTGTGGTTGCCCAGCCCTCCGATGCCTCAAGAATAATGGATGGCAACAAAAGACCGCCCGCGTTTCCCAACGCGGACGGCTAACGAAAAATAAAAAAGAGGATTCACCTATAGCACATTTACCCGGTGCGTCAAGCTTTCTCCCAGCGTTCCAGCGTCTCCACGTACACGCCGGAGATTTTTCCTCCGTCCATGGGTTCGATGTCTCCGAAGTTGGGGTTGATGGGATGGAGGGTGTATTCCATTTTGCCGGTTTCCGGGTTTTTCCTGCGAACCAGTTTTTTGAGCGTCACGCCGCGTTCATCATGGTATTGAACAATGGTTCCGGGTTTGGGGATGGGGGGGATAGTGTATTTTTTCATGATGACCACGGAGCCGTCCGGAATGGAAGGTTCCATAGAGTGACCGTTCACGCGCAGCAGGTATTCCCCTTTTTCCAGTTCACGGTATAGTCGGATGTCCTGCGGAATGGTGTCTCCATCCGCCAGGTTGCCGGCGGCAATGTTGCCGATGATTCGTCCCTGAGCCTCCAAGGGAGGGGCTGTGAATGTTTCTACCGGGGTAAACTTCTTGCGGGCTGCCTCTTTTTCTTTGGCGGCATTTTGAATGGCGGTATTGACGAATTCCAGGAAGGTTTCTTTGTGGGCTTTAGCGGCCTCACAGATAATGTCCCATTCTTCATCTGTGAAGTCGATGACGATGCGGGGAGAGGATTCGGCTTCTCCGTTCATTAGTTTTTGGAGCTGAAGAACTGCGTAAGCAGGGAATGCCCCTCCGGGAGCAAGCCAGTTGTCTATGGTTCTTTTAGGCGTGTTGAGTTTCCCTGAAAGCCAAAAGCGATCCTTACCTATAGTTTTGAGCCATTTTTTTACGTCTTCTTTATTCGGCGTCATACGTTGATTTTACGCACATTTCATGAAAAGTCAACCTATTGATTAGAAAATATCACGCATAAAACATGAAATGTGTGTTGACGTGTTCATGATTTTTACGTAAAAAGATTTCATCAACTACGAGAGATCATGAAAACAGAAATCGACTTAGACAAATTGCCGGACGGCTGCAAGAGCCATCTGCTGGCCGAAGCGGAAGAAGGGTTGAAGCCTTCGGAGGCTATTATTCGCATCATTGAACGAGAATCATTCCGCAGGGGATTCCGTGTTCACTTGACCACGGCCTGCGATCTCCCCCGCCCGAAGAACCCCAAGAAGCCTGCAGCCTAATGGAAGAAGCCCTGATTGACGAATTTATTCGGCTCGGCTGGCACGAGCTTTAACCCGGCTTAACAGACGATAAATACCATGCAAAAGAAATTATTAGAAACAGTCTACGATGGTTTTGAAAACAAGCCATCCCCCGAAAACCCTTTTCTTCCGGGCGATATTGTACAGTTTACCTACGAAGGTGATTCTAGATTGTATGAGGTCTATCAAGCCAGGCTTGATAGAGTCCTGTTGATTCCTCAGGGGACTTATTGCACAGATGCACCGGCTTGGACGCTCAAACTGGTGCAGAGGGATCCCACTGTATTGAATAGAAGGGGAGGGCGTGCCCGTGTCCGTATTGGGCATGCTTTATCCTCTCATACTCATAAGCAGGAACAATGTATTGCTCTTGTGCATCGGGGTTTCCTGTTGAAATGGTTGCTACGGTTGTTTCCTGCCCTCTTGGCGGTTCTATTCGTATCTGGTCGAGGAAAGCACAGATAATTTCATCTGGCCGCCAATATCCGTGAATTCCGAAAACTTCTTTAGGCTCAACCCAGCGATAAGAATAGAATTCTATTTTCGAACGCATAACTTGAACAAATTAAAACGAGATAAACAAGAAATCAACAATGAAAAAAATGACGAACGAACAATACTGGTTGCGCCGCGACCGCGCCTCGAAAATGGAGGTTCTCTACGGTTGCCCGTTGAACTTTCCGGAAAACTCTCTCAAGCCCCGGCCCGGTATCGTACAGAACCTTGTCTTTTCCGCTCTGCTGGTTGGGATCTCCACGATTGTTTATTTTATTTACATTAACATTAAGTAATTATGAACCAAGACCATAGGTTGCCTGAACAAGTGGTCAGAGACATTTCAAAAGGATTAGCTGATGTTCTGTCTCAATCATGGCCTAAAAACGCCGATGCCACATTTGCCGGTGCGCCTCAAATCAACATCAATATCACTGCTCCCCCGTTGCCGTCCCGGCTGGTAAGGCTCTCCAAGTTTGCACAATGCGGACTATTTGCCAAAGGTTCTGAACCGAGCCGGGCCATGTTGGAAAGCGCCGACGGTAAAAAACTGCTCCCGATTGTCAAGTGTGGCGGAGTGCTTTACGTGGACCTGAATCGGGTTACAACCGCCATTATTGAACAACTCTCTGATACAACTACCGGAAAGCGCTACCGCAAAACCGGCTCGTTCAATGCAAATCTCTAACTACCTGAAAAAAGATGGCCGGGGCCAGCAGGAACTGACGCCCGACTTGAATACAATCAAACAAGACAATAATATGAGCCTATTACAAAACATCAAGCGCGGAGTGCAGCAGCGTCCGCAGCGAGTCATCATCTACGGGCCGGAAGGCGTGGGAAAATCCACGCTGGCGGCCGGGCTGCCCGCTCCTGTTCTGCTGGACACGGAACAGGGATCTTCCCACATCGACGTTGCCCGGCTGGACTGCCGGAGCTACGGAGACGTGATCAATGCGATAGAAGAATTGACGCAGGGCGGGAACGAATTCCGGACGGTCATCATTGATTCCATAGACTGGTGCGAGCGTTTGTTTGTGAACGCCTTCATCAGGGAACACAATAAGCGGGCCAACGCCTCCCTGAAATCCATTGAAGATTTTGGATACGGCAAGGGGTACAAGATGATCGAACCTGTGGCCATGGATCTCTTGTCACGTCTCAACGTGTTGATGAGCGCAGGAATGAATGTGGTGCTGGTGGGACACTCCCGCCGCGTCAAATTTGAAATGCCGGAAACAGCCGGCGCCTACGACAAACACGAACTGAACCTCTCCAAATTTGTCGCGCCGCTGGTCAAGGAATGGGCTGACGCCATGCTCTTCTGCAACTTCGTCGTAACGGTCCAGGACGGCAAGGGACATGGAGGAAACCAACGCATGGTCTACACCTCTCCTTCCGCCCCGTGGGAAGCCAAAAACCGGCACGGGATGCCCGCGGTCATGGCGATGGACGCCGGGGAAATCTCCCGCCTGCTGTTTGGAGAGGGCTGCGGACCTTCCGGGAACGCTCCGGCCGGCGAAAAGCAGGCGCCGCCTCCCGCACAGCAGGAAAAACCGGCTCCCTCCCTGGCGGACCAACTGGCCGCGGTCATCAACGACGTGCCGGGAGCGCTGAACTTCCTCGCATACAAAAAGGAAATCCAGCCGGGGCAGGGCCTTGAAGCCGTTTCGGAAAAATTCGCCTCCTTCATCCTCTCCGCCCCCGACCGGTTCAACACGGCCGTTCTGCAGCACAACACCCCGACCGCCCGATGAAAACCGTCACCTGCATCAACGTCGCCCGCGAAACCGGGCATGCCGTCCTCTCCCTGGACGGAGCGGAATACGCCGTCAGCCTGGACGACCTGCAAAAAATCCTCGCTGACATTGCCGGGCCCCGTCCGGTCCCGGCCACAGAACTATTGAGGCCGTCCCTGCTCCCCAAGCTGGCGCAATGCCCCTGCTACGTCTCCTCCCCCGACGCGGGGGAAGCGGCCCGGCGGGGAACCCGGATGGACGCCGCCTTCCGGGCCCTGCTCATGGGCGTGGACGAATTCAGGGCGTGTGAACACCTGAAAGCCGATGAAAAAGAATCCATCCTCTGGGCGGTGAAAACGGTCCGGACGCTTTGCTCCGGGGAAGAAGTCATTGCCGACAAAAACCGCTGCGCCTTCCCGCAATGGCACCCCCGCGTGACAGGCGGGGAAGCGGACTGCCTCTGTCCCGCGCTGGGCAAACTCTTCGACCTCAAAAGCGGCCAAATCCGCAACTACTGGGAACAGCAGGCCTCTTACGCGAAATCCTTCATGGAACGGGAATTCCTGGATGAAATCACCTGCCACCTCCTCTACTGCGACCAGCAGCAAATCGTCACCCGGAAATTCACCTACCGGGAAGCCATCTCCATCGTCAACGGCGTGGTGGACGCCGTGGACCGCGGCGGCGGGCCGCGCCTCTGCGACTACTGCGGCTGGTGCGCCTCGCAGGACACCTGCCCGTTGCGGAACCGGGCGGCGCAGGAAATGCTGACCCTGGCGGAAGCCGGAACGCTGGAAGAAAGCTTCGCCGAAATCGCGGAAAACCCATCCAGGCTGGCGGAATTCGTCACCAAGGCGGCTGTGCTGGAAAGTTACGTCAAAAAGGGAAAAGAAAAAATCCTCGACTACCTCAACAACGGCACGGAAGTCCCCGGATTCAGGCGCGTCTCCCGGAAAGGCGCGGACACCGTCGCTCCGGAAGACGTCGCCAAATACGCCACCTGGATTGGCGTGCCGAAACTCCTGAAATCCTATGGCCCGCTCAAGGCGGACGTCTTCCGCGCCCTGTTCGCGGAAGCATTGCCGGAACAACAATTCCCGGAAGAACTGGTCAGGACGGGGGCCGGATCCTCCTACGTCAAAAAAATCTCCGTCTCCAAAACCACAACCACCAAATAACCATTATGTTTAGTTACATATCAGAAGGCGAGCCCAGCGAATACGGATTCCTCCCCGCGGGCGTCTACGAAGGAAAAATCGTCAAAATGGAAGAAGGAATCTCCCAGGGCGCCAAAACGCGGGGATGCCCGCAGCTGGCCGTCCACATCAGAGCCTTCGGCCCTGAAGGGGCGGCGACGGTCCGTTACTACCTGACCAACTCGAAAGACCTGGCCTGGAAAATCGACCTGTTCGTCAAAAACGTCACCGGGAAGGTATTTGAGGCAGGCCAGCAGGTCATCATCAACCCGGCGGAATACCTCGGCAAACCCTGCTACGTCCGGCTCAGCGTCAGACAGGGAGACAAGCCTAGGGCGGACGGGAGTTATCCCGAATTCAGCAACTGCGAAGACGTGCTGGGGCCGGACGAAGCCCGGGCCATCATGGCGGCTCAGGACAGGGCAGCGGCGGGGCGTGGCGGAGCGTCCCTGCCTCCGCGCCCGGCGGACCTGCCGGCCAACAACCACATGAGCGCCACGGCGGGACCGCCGGCGGAAGAAGACGAAATCCCCTTCTAATCAACAGCCATGAGCGCGCGAACGGAACACGAGAAAGAAACCATCCTGGAAGCCGTCCGCATGGCCTTTGATGAATTCGACGACTACGAAGACATCAGGCGCCAGGCGGCGGAAGACGAATCCGACTTCAGCCTCTCCATCAGCGTCAAAATCCCTGACGGGGAACAGAAAGTCTGTGTGAAAGTATCAGGCTCTATCAAGAAAACAGCTGTGGCGAATGCCTGGTTTGAGGACGACGGCCAGCTGAAACTGGACTTCGACGCCGAATCCCAGGCCCGGGAAATAGAAAGGAACTCGAAAGCGTCATGAACAAGCCGATAACCATCATGCTGCCGATCGTTCCCCCGACGAAAACGCACCAGAACAAAAAAATCGTCAACATCGGGAAACACGCCAAACTGGCGGACACGAAAGAATTGAAACTGGTCATCAGCGATTACCTGACCCTGTTGAAACCTTATCAACCGGCCCGGCCCCTGACGGGGCCGGTCTCCCTGAAGCTGGCCTTCGTCTGGCCCTACCGCAAGAGCGAGCCGAAAAAAAACCGGATCGGGCTCATTCCGAAAACGACCAAACCGGACTGGGACAACCTGGCCAAAACCCTGCAGGATGTCCTGACCCGGTTGAGATTTTGGGAGGATGACGCCCAGGTGTATTCCGCGTCCGTGGATAAATGGTGGGGCGAAGAACCGCAAATAATAATTACCATACGATGAAAACGCTTCAATGCCCGCTATGCGGAACACCTTTGAAAGCCATACGAGGATATGATGTCCATGGGATAACAACCTATTGGGTTGCTGGTTGCTACAACTGCTTCTTCCAGAGTTCCCATTTTTGGAAAACCAAGAAGGCATGTATTGAAGATATGGATAGGCTTGTTTCTTTGTTTCCTCCCATCATGAGGGTGCAGGTTGGTGATAAGTTACATTTTATAGACAGGTCTCTTAAGTATCAGTACTGGGCTACACTTACGGACGTTGATGTGAATGATGCCTGGATCAGGACAGATAAAGGCTCATGCCGCCCGGACGACGTGCTTAAATGGCCATGGGAGCTTAACAGGAAGGAGGCCAGCAATGATTAACATCCTCCTATCCGTCAGGCGGCCTTTCTCCGAGAAAATTTTGTCCGGCGAAAAGGGGTGGGAACTGCGTAAAAACGCGCCGCGCATCCCCCGCGGAGAACACGTCACACTGTGGCTCTATGAATCCGGCCAGTACGGGACACGGGGCATCATCGGCAAGTGCCGTTTAGTTGTCACTGCTGGACTTCGACCATATCCCCCAAAGGGAATTTTAGAATGGACCATGAAGCAAGCTTGCGTGACGGAAGAGCACCTGCGGAATTACCTGCCTTGCTATGTCTGGGGCATCCAAGACCCCGTGAGGATTTCCGCCGTGCCGCTCTCTGACATCGGCATGACTCGTCCGCCGCAGAGCTGGCAGTATATCACGGACGAGCAAGCGGACATCTTAGAAAGGAGGCTCGCATGAAATACCTCTTTGACCTGCCACCCCGTGACCTTGCACGGAAACCCTACGCCGTGGGATTGCCCCCGGAGGTGGATGCCTGGGCTAAGGCCAACAAGCACCGTATCGGAACCTATCGATCTTGGTGCAGGCCGCAATATTCCGTTTTTATCGGGAATGTCGATATGCTCCAGGAATTGTGCAACCTGTATGATGACTATGGGTTTATTGCCTACGGCAACACCAAGGGCGCTGCCGTTCAGCAGCTTTACAACAATCTCCAAATGCGAAAAGCCACGGTGGAAGATGCCTTGCGTTTCCTGCTGGGCTATCTGCAACACCCCGAAGAGTTCGCCGCGGCTTTTGGCGTGGATATGGCGGCGGACGGAAAGGAGGCAGTGTTATGAAAGCCATTCTTGACGCCTGCTGCGGCTCCCGCATGTTCTGGTTTGACCGCCGCCATCCTGACGTGGTGTTCATGGATCGCCGGCATGAAACGCACACGCTTTGCGACGGGCGAACCCTGGAAATCAAGCCGGACTTGGTCGGAGACTTCCGCGAAATGCCTTTCAGCGACGGGGAGTTTCGCCTTGTCGTGTTCGACCCTCCACACCTGATTCACGCTGGGGAATCATCCTGGCTGGCCAAGAAGTACGGAAAACTGGACAGGGAGACTTGGCAGGAGGATTTGAAGGCCGGTTTCCGGGAGTGTTTCCGGGTTTTGGAACCGGGCGGCGTTCTGGTGTTCAAATGGTGTGAGGATCAGGTCAGCACGGCAGAAGTGTTGAAGCTGGCCAGCCATGAACCTTTGTTCGGACACCGCCGCGGGAAGACCGTCTTCTTGGTCTTTATGAAATCTACAACCCCCAACTGACGCTTTTTTAATTATGGCACATGAACCAACATCTTTAATACCGAGGACGCACCGGGAGCTTTGCGAAATTGCTGAACGCTGGCTCCTGGGCTCCCAACGTTGCCGGGTGGCGATCGCAGAGCCGAATTGTATCGTTACGGACGAACATCCCGACGCCATAGGGTTCAGCGGGGAAAAAAGTGTTCTTGTGGAGGCCAAAACCAGCCTGAACGACTTCCGGGCAGACCTCAAAAAGCCGTTCCGCATCTGTCCTCAAAAGGGTATGGGGCAGGCCCGCTATTACATCTGCGAACCAGGGATCATCACGGAAGATGACCTGCCGGAACGATGGGGCTTGTTGAATGTCCTCCCTGGCGGACGGGTTCGGATAGTTCGGTACAGTGGACACTTCCTCGAAGTAAATTACGCCGCTGAAAGGAGTCTTTTGACTGCATGTCTTTACATCCAGAAGCCGCTAAAAATCAATACTGTATATGGTAGAAAAATACAGATCTCGCCTGCATTTGGAGTAGAAGCAAAAGAGACGGAAGGGATATAGAATAATGGAATACATCAATATACCACTCTACGTTATCCGCTCCAATGAGTACATAGGCGCCGATCCTACCCAGCGAGCCACGTGGCTTTCTTTGATCGCCTGGTCTTGCGACCAGGAGAACATGGGGCGTATTGCCGGGGCACGGTCTTGGGGAGACCGCCGCTGGATGCAGTCTTGCGGGGTCATGGCTTCCGAGGTGGCCGATTCCTGCGGCCTTTTCCATTGGGATGGAGATGATTTAATTGTCACCTTCTACCCGGAAGATGCCCAGCGAGAAATTGAGCGCAAAAGGGAAATCGCGCGCGCCAACGGACGTAAGGGAGGCCGGAAACCAACGCCGGAACCTATACCGGAAACCAACGTTGGTTCCGACGTAGGAAACCAACCTTGGATAGCGAATGAAGCTTCGTTGGAAAGCGAAAAGAAAGGAAAAGAAAAGAAAGGGAAGGAAGGAATTCACCCCCTTACCCCCTCTCCGTGCACCGTGGAAGAAGTCGAAGACCATCTTCGGGCCGCGGCCTTTGCGGGGCGTGTGCGTTTAACCCCCGACCAGATACCGGACTGCGCCACAGCCTACTGGGGAAGCCGGGATGCCGTCAACTGGACCCGCAACGGCATCCCCGTGACCAAATGGCAATCCGACGCCATCAGCTTCGCCACCTCCTACGCCGTCAATCATCCGGTACAGCCGGGAACAGACAAAGACCCTTACAGCAACCTTGAAGAACTTTAACAATCAACAATTTCAAAAAATATGATCGACTCTCAAACACTCATTGACGCTGAAAAACTGGTGCTCTCTCAGGCAATGGACGGCTCCCAGGCCTTTGCTGACCTCCGGGACAAGGGCATCAGCCGCCAGACATTCAGCCTCCCGGCGCACCAGCAAATCTGGACCGCCCTGGAAACCGTCGCCGGCACGGGAGGAACCGTGGACGCCCTCACCGTCATCGCCCGCCTTGAAGCCCAGGGCCAGCTTGACGCCGTGGGAGGACACGCCGGAGTCGTGGAAACGGCCACCTACGGAGCCCTTGCCCGGTACAAAACCGCCGCCGCCCTGGAAATGGTCACGGAAGCCGCCAAAAAGCATGCGTTGCTCGCGTTTGCCTCCCGGATGGCGGAAGCTGCCGGCGATCAGCTCAAAAGCGCGGAAGAAGCCCTTGATGAAGCCGAGCGCGGCATGTCCGCCCTGCGGGACCGGTGCGGCGTCCGCCAGACCGAAACCATCCGCGGAGCCGTGGGAACCATCATTGAAAACCTGCAATGGCGCATGAACAACCCCGGAGCCATCAAAGGAATCTCCTCCGGATACCGCCGCCTGGACCTGACCCTGGACGGCCTGCAGCCCGGCGCCATGATCGTGCTTGCCGCCCGGCCCGGAGTCGGGAAAACCGCCGCCCTGGTCAACATCCTCACCAACATCTGCCTCGGGGGAACCCCCGTGGGCATGTTCAGCCTGGAAATGCCGAAATCCCAGCTCCTGGAACGCATCCTCTACGGCATGGCCGGCATCAACTCCGACGACATCCGCCGCGGCAGGCCGATGACGGTCGGACAGCAGCAGCATTTCACGGCCGCCGTCAGAAAAATCACGGCCGCCCCGCTGCACATCGACGACGAAAGCTCCCTTACCATCGACAGCATCAGAGCCCGGGGCCGCCGGATGGTCCGGGAACACGGCGTCAAATGCATCGGCGTGGACTACCTGCAGCTGGTGCGCTCCACGACCCAGCAGGCCCGGGGAAGCCGTGAACGAGAAGTCTCGGAAATCTCCGCCGGCCTCAAATCCCTGGCCAAGGAACTCAATATTCCTGTCCTGGTGCTGGCCCAGCTCAACCGCGACGTGGAAAAAAGAGCCGGGAACGCCCAGGGCAAACCGGTCGTTTCCGACCTGCGCGACTCCGGCTCCATTGAGCAGGACGCCGACCAGATCATCATGATCCACCGCCCCTACATGTACAAGCCCGACAAGCACGACCCCACGGAAGCGCAGTGGATCATCGGCAAAAACCGCTTCGGCCGGCTGGGGCGTATTCAATTCCGCTGGACCGCGGAACTCACAAAATACGAGGAAGAACAGAATTATCCCGTCACCAACAAATGAGACCCCCCAAACCATCCCTGCGAAAAAACAAGCCGACGCGGCGAGGAAAGCCCGGATCCTACAAACTGCGCTTAACGCTTCTGGTGGATCCCAGAAAGAAAGGCAAACTTGTCGAGCTGGGACTTGGTACTAACGACAGACAGGAAGCCGAAGAACGCGCCAACAGCATTATCAATGCTCTGGAATCCGCCGGACTCTACCGTCTTCCCGCCGTCCGCATTCTGGAACATCATGTAGCCCAATTTGGCAAGATTGAACCTCCCCCCTTTGAACATCCAGAATTGCCTCTATGGTAACACCCCTGGAAAAATTCCTGGCAAAACATCCCACACCCTCCGGCATGGATTCAAAGGAATGGGCTGCTCTGAACGCTGCCATGAAGGAAAACAAGTTTTTCTCTTCCAAGGTGGAGAATATCAGATTGCTGGAACGGCTGCACAGGTTGATTAAGAATTATCTGACAGGAGAAAAGGAGACTTTACCCAATGGGGAAACGGTTATCAAGGTAGGAAGCGCCGCGGACTTTTCCAACCAGGCACTTCAATGGCTCCAAACCGAGGGGCTTGTTCCACCGGACGCCGAAGGCCCGAAGTATCACAACGATATTAAAAACATCGGTGCTCTGGCCCGTCTGAAGCTCATTTTCAAGACCAACGTCCGGCAAAGCATTGGGGCTGCTCAATGGGAGGCATCCATGAAACCAGCCAATCTCAAAGCATGGCCTGCTTTCCGGTTCATCCGCTTTCCGGGAGCCAAGACAAAGCGGCTTGTTCATGTCGTCAACGAAGATGCTGTCCGGCTTAAAACCGACTTTACTTTTTGGGCAGACGAAATGAACGCCGCCAGCCTCGGGGGCTTTGAGGTCCCCTGGCCGCCGTTCGGCTTCAACTCCTACATGGATCAGGAGCCTGTTTCCCGGGAAGAATGCGAACGGCTGGGACTACTCAAACCCGGGGAGCCGTTGAAGCGTCCAAGGGGTGCGGAGCGCTTCGGGATTGACCTGATTGAACGGTACGGGTACGGCAAGAAGGCCAGTACGGCGAAGTTGCCGGAGGAACTGAAGGCCAAATTGAAAAAGGTCTATGAAGACCGCTGGGGAGTCAAACAGGACAAATCTGATGAGGTTGTCTTTCCCTCACAGGAAGTGGCGAAAAAGGCCAGGGAAACGGCGGAGAAAGTCATCAAGGTTCCCTCTGCTCCCATTCCTGCGCCAGTCTCAGCCGTCACGCACACGGTCAGCCTGGGAGATGTCCCCAAGGTGAAGATGCCTGCCCCGTTGACGGATAAGGAAGCTGATGACCTTTTGCGAAGCGTTACCGGGGAAGTGTGGGCAAAGGCATCCAGACTGGAAAAGAACGCTTTGTTTTCCTACACCGGAAATGGATATGCCCGCATCAACAACGATTTGAGGAAGGGGAAGTCCAACGCCAAGGCGAAACAGATCGCCAAAGTCATTGACAGATGCAAAGTGCCTCAAGACATGGTTGTTTTCCGTGGCTGTGGGGTTTACAAGGAATTGAAAGACGCTTTGAACTGGAAAGGAGAAGAAATAACAGACGAGCTGGTTGATATGCTCAATCTCTCCGTAGTGGGAAACCCTCTCAAAGACGAAGGTTTCATGTCTGCTGCCGTAGCGGAGGGGAAAGGATTCATGAACCGTCCCGTGTTGTTCAGAATTCTCCTGAAGAAGAAAACCCGTGCCATTTATGCAGAGCCCTTTTCCAGATTCGGGGCAGGGGCCGGTAAGGACTGGGACGGCCTTAGCCCGCAAACCTATTTTAGCAGTGAAGATGAAATCATCATCCAGAAGGGAGGAACCCTCAAATTTCTCCAATTCCATAATCAGAACGGGAAATTGATCATTGACTGTGAATTGATACAATAATGATATGAAAGAAGAAACATCACCAGCGCACAAGAGAATTTGGGAGTCTGATTTCAAAGGATGCAAAACATCCCACCCTCTCCTGATGAAATGCCTTTTGTGCTCCAAGAAGAAGCTCAACCCGGGTAGTATGGAATGTAGCGCTTATGAGCGTAAACCTGATAGTATCCTCTACGATAACGCGGACTGCCCCAGCTTTGAACGCTGTATTGACGCGGAAGGGCTGCGCTGGATTGAAGGATATGTGAAACTCTCCGGAAAGGCGTACGTTCCCCGCCAGGACGATATACCCCCGGCAGGGTGGGAAAAAATCAACAAGGAGTATGCGAAATGAAGAAAGAGAGGACCGGGAAGAAGGGAAATGTTTCCAGGTATAGCGCTGCCCTCTCTGAACGCATTTGCGGTCATATACGTTGCGGGGATAGTCTGAGGAAGGCTGCCGAAAAGGAAGGCATTCCCCATCCCACGGTGATGAATTGGGCCAGAGAGAACGCGGATTTTGCAAACCAATACGCGCGCGCGTGCGAGGAACGGCTTGCCGCCCTAGAAGACAAGTTGCTTGACCTTGTGGAGAAAGGGCATGAAGTGGCCCCACGTGCCGAAATAGGGGGAACCATGCTGCAGGCGGTCAAGTTGGAAATAGACACGCTCAAATGGATGCTTGCCAAGCTGATGCCGAAGAAGTACGGAGACCGTGCGGCGCTGGCTCTGGAAGGTGGAGAAAAAAACGTAGAGGTGACCCATAAACTTCCAGCAGAAGCAATCGTTCCGTTAGTGGCAGCCTTGAGAGAAATATGGTCCGAAGAGGAAGAAAGCTAGGGCCTCCTGTCAGGCCGGAAGATTCCCCCGTCATCTTTGCCGCCGTGGTGCTGGGGGAAACGGGGCTGTACAAATGGCAGATGAAGGCTCTTGAACGTGCCGCCCGCGGCAAGCGCGTTGCCCTGCGTGCAGCCAACGGATCCGGCAAAACGGATAAAGTGATCGGCATCCTTGCTCTGTGGTTCCTGTGGCGTTTCCCCCGTGGGCGCATGCCTATTACGTCCGGCTCATGGCGCCAGGTAAAAAACCAGCTCTGGCCTGCCCTGGAACGGCACCGGAACAACCCATCCCTTGCGGGCTGGAAATGGCTCAAGAATTGCCGCGTGGAAACGCCGGAAGGGGGATTCATCGAAGGCTTTTCCACCAACCACGCCGGGAAGGCGGAAGGCTGGCACGGGCGTGTGACGGACGAATTCAAGGATGAGCGGAAGGAACAGGAGGAGGAAGACCCCCGCAGCGAGAAGAAAGCCCGTCTGTTTGACGTTGACGAGTTTACCGGGGATGATCCTTCTTCCCCCGTGTTTTTCGTGGTGGACGAGGCAAAGACGGTTCCTGATGAAATCTTTGACGCCATTGAACGATGTACGCTTCAATTCTGCATCTACCTTTCATCCCCAGGCAAGCCGGAAGGGCAATTTTATCGCTGTTTCCACGAGGAAAAAGAACTCTTCTGTCCGATGGTGGTAACGGCCTTTGATTGCCCCCATATCTCCCAGGAGCGCATTGACCGCATTCTGGCCCGTGTGGGGGGTAATGAGGATGATTCCTATTACCGTTCCGTCGTGCTGGCGGAATTCACGCTGGAAGGAGATTTGTACATCATTGACCCTGGAAAACTGGAATGGGGTCAGCGGCAGCCCTACGAGCCGCGCAGGGGGCGCCCCGTGGCCTTCCTGGACATTGCCGCGGGCGGGGATGAAACAGTCCTTGCCATCTGCGACGGAAACGAAGCTTGGATTGAATACGCGGAACGACAGCGGGACACGGTGCAGAGTGTCCGCAAGTGCATTGCCACCCTCAAGGGGCTGGGCATTGCGGATTGTGATTTGTGGGTGGACGCTCCGGGCATGGGCCTGGCTGTCATCAGCGATTTTAATGAATCAGGTTGGTATCCGAATGAGTTCTTTGGGAACAACCCTCCGGAAGACCGCGACCGCTACATCAATCTCTCGGCGGAATGCTGGAATGACGCCGGACTGGAACTCATGACCGGGCGAGTGCATATCAGGTCCAGGCGGTCGGACAAGACGCTTTTCGTGCAGTTGACTACCCGGAAGAAGGAATATGCGGACGATTCCAGGCTCAGGAACGAGAAGAAGGAGAAAATGAAGGCTCGCAACCTGTCTTCTCCTGATCGCGCGGACGCCTTGCTGGGGGCTATATGGGCTTCCTTTCGTGGAGTTTCCGGAGTTTGGACAGGAGAGGGCAACAGGCCCATTGTGGGCAAGAGTCAGCACGCCGTCAAACATACGGGGAAATTTTATCCCATTTAGGACTGTTCGTAGCCCATTTTGACATTGTTGTACCCTCCCTCGCGTTGGGGCGATAATGCGTGCATGAGGCAAGCCGCCAACTACAACGTACACGCCACGGAATCCCTGCCGCAGTCTCTTGCGCTGCATTTTATTTCTCCATCCGGTGAGGATATGGACATCAGCGGCATGACGCTCCGCGGCGCGGTGGTACAGGATGGAGTGATCATGCTGGACTGTGCCGTTACGGGGGCAAGTACGGCATTGGTGACATGGCCGAGGCTGGCCGCCGGATGCGGCGCTTATGATATTTTTCTGACCGACGCATCGGGAAAAGAATACCCCTTGTTGAAGGGAGCCGTGCATGTAGTGTCTCGCGTTACGCCTCCAGATGGAACGGAAGATGCCGCGGCCGTAGCTGGTGCACTTGATGTCTCCATCCCCGAAACGGAAGACGGCTCCGTAACCATTGTGGAAAACCCGTCCATTGTGGTCGAGGAACTTGTACGACAGGCCGAAGCGGCTCGGGATGAAGCAAAGCGGCTTGTGGAAACTCTGGGTGAACAGGTGGAAAGCGGGGAATTGGTCAATGAGGCTGTAGCAAATAAATTGCCGGGTGCGCTCAAGGATGCGGGAGTGGAATTGGCTGCGGCAACCGGGCAATCCACCTTGTCCAGCGGGGACGCCGCCGACACCTGGACCATCGTCGGAGGCTACGCGATGACCTGGGGAGACGAGATTCTGGCCGGGCATCTGCCCGACAGCTGCCGTCTGAAAAGCATTTCAACCGTGTATTTTTTCACCGACCCGGCCCTGAATCAATATTGCCTGCGTGTCTGGCGGCTGACGGACGGCGCTTACAGCCTGATCGGCACCTCCGCCTATGTGTCCAACCTGTCCAGCGGCCAGACGGCCACGTGGGTATTTACGCCGGGCGTTACGTTGCAACGCGGGGACAAGATCATTATCCAGGTATGCGAAGGGACCGAGATGACGCCCTATGCCTTGGGTATGCACGCCGTGCTTACTCCGTCCGTCCCCGGACGCGGTTTGATCACAGAAGTGGTAAACCCTCCCACCGTGAACGGCACGATGGCCCCGCTGATGACCGTGGTGGTGGACTATGACGACGGCATCACCCTGGGAGGGATGGAACTGGCTACCGCGCGGCAACTGGATAGCCTGGGGAGGGATGTGCGGCAATCTTCCGCGACTGCCGAGGCTGCGGCGCGGACGGCTGGCCAGAACGCCGCCACGGCATCCACGGCTGCCGATAACGCCGCAACATCCGCCACCAGCGCGGCCAACTCCGCGACGGCGGTCCAACAGGCCCTTGAGGCCATCCCAGAAGTGGACGCCTCCGGCAACATGACGCTGGCCGGAGGTCTGACGGCGGCCGGGGCTATTAACGCCAATGGCGGGATCAATGTCCCGCTGGCTGTGGGGGCGCCGACCAATGAATCCGGCGTCAACCGCCTGTACGCCGCCGGGTTGGCCGCCGTGACGGACGCTTTTTCCGTCAGGTGTTATCCGCTCCCGGCGAATTGCTCGTCTTCCAACGGGACGGTTTTCAAAACAGACAAGGAACCCAATTCCCTTTATTTCAATGTCCCTCCCAATTCCTCTTTTACCGTGAAATGCGGCCTCGTGACCAACGCGAGGCCCATGCACAATTATTCCAGCATCCGGGGGTGGGTGGCTCCGGTGCGCCTTCCGGCTGTCAGCGCTAAATTCACGGCCAGGTTCGGACAGATGACAACGGTCGCGCGCATGGGAAGGGACAGGGACGCGTTTACGCTGGTGCCGGATCAGGCGGCTGGCGGCTACAGGATTGGGGAGATTATCGATATTACGTTTGATCATGTCCGGGACGCGGACGCGGGAGGGTATCATATTCGTGTCCGGGAGATTTATTATTCCAATGCCGAGCAGAAATGGAAGATGAAGACGACGCAGGCCCTCGCGCCGGAGCCGTCTATCAATTCCGGTTATCCCGTCTGCGTGTACGCGGTGGTTTACGAGCAATACCAGGACGGGGGATACGATACCGAAGACAGGGGTGCGTTGTGGCTGCTGCATGGCGGGAATTCTTCCCGCGGCTGCGTCAAGATCGCCACGGTGAAGGGAGTCCATTGCTTTGAGAGTATTTATCCCTTTTCCGGATATTATCTTGATATTGAGAATACCAACAGCTGGGCGTTGGCCGGAGCGTTCCTTCCTGCGACGATGCACTTGCATTGCAATAACGTCAATCCGGCATATTACGGGTTTTCCTCCATGGAGAGCAATATCATTGTCTCCGAGGCGGTGGAGGATTTTGTTGATCCGGAAGCCGAAACGACTACCGAAGATTGAGCATGAATAATTCAGAGATACAGATACAGTTTCCCCGGCCCGGCGAGTGGGGAGAATTCACCCTGACGGCCATTTATCAGGACAAGGGCGGTTATAGACCTCCGGCGCGCTATACGCAGGACGAGATACCAGCGGAACAGACCCCGGCCATGGCCGCCGTCGTTGCCGCTCTGGTGGAACTGGGCGAGGACTGGCAAGCCGTCCAGGTATGGGCAAGGCTGGGAAAAGATGTCCTGACCCTTGCGGAGGATGGTGCCTATACAATGATTGATGCGGTGTCTTTGACCGTTGAGGCCGTCCATGCGGAGACCAAAGGCCGCAGGATTTTTACAGTCTCGGACTACCCGGCTTTTATCATCACGGACCCCTCCGCCGTGGAGTTTTTCAGGTTTTTCACGACGGCATCCAATCGTTAATCACTCATATTCCATTACTAATCATGCACTATCTGTCTCTTGATACGGTCATTTACCGTCCGGACGGCCTCCGGGATATCGTGCTGTGCCAGTACGACGACGTGATGGCGGAGCTGGTGGAGGTCAAGCCCTCCGTCCAGCTCCAGCGCGAGTTCGTCATCGGCAGTCCCTGGATGCACCAGGCGTCAAGGGGCAACGCCTCCCTGCAGATGTCTTTTACGGTGGTGCGGGCATTTACGACGTTCGGACGCGCCCGTGCCTGGGGGCTCGACCTCCAGGAGACGCTCACCCTTCACCCGGAGGGAGCCGTTACCTGGTTGTCCTGCTATTTCCGGGGCCGTCCGGGCCGGACCAGAACCTATCACGCTACGGTGGATCTTGCCCAGCCGTTGCCTCTCACGAGCGATCACGATCTCGGCGCGGACGGTCCGAGTATGGGCCGCCGTCCGGAGGACATACGCCTCCCCGGCATGGAGGGCAAGGCCTGGGCCGCCCTGCAGGTATCCCTCACTCTGACGGGAGACATTTCTTAACCATCTATAAACTTTAACTAATAACTATCATATCACCATGGCAGACAAGGATTACAAGGTACAGGTAGGTGTGGAAGCCAAGGCCGACACGCGGGGACTGGATCAGGTCAACAAGGGGCTGGACAAGGTCCGCAGGACGGCCAAGCAGGTCAACGACGAGCTGGACGACAATGCAGCCGCCTCCAATCTGGAAGAGGTGACGGATGCCGCTGAGGAGTCCGCCGAGGCTCTGGATAAGACCAGCGATGCTGCAGAGGGTGTGCAGGAGGCCGTCAGCAAGGTTGGACAGGAGGCCAGGGCCACCGGCGATGAGATGGACAAGGCAGGAAGCAAAGGAGAGGAAGCCGGGCGCAAAATGGAACGGGGAGCCAGGAAAGCAGCGGCTGGACTGGGCGACCTCAAGGCCAAGGTACAGGCGACGTTCAACATCCCCAACGAGCTGGAGGCTGCCTACGGCCGGGGCGTAGCTTGGGGACAGGCCATCCTGGACGGCTGGGAAAAATACATTGAGGGCGTAGACAAGGCCGCCGTCAAACGGGCGCGGGAACTTAAAGACCGGCTGGCCAGGGAGGCCGCCGCGCGCGAGCAGGCCTATACTGACGCGCTGACCAATGCCAAACGCGAGCGCATCTACGACGAGGAGCAGCGCAAAATCACGGCTATCAACGACCTTTACACCCAGCGCATCCAGCTCATCGGCCAGCTGGCCGTCAACCGCACGGCGGAGGTGGACCATGTGGATGCCCTCCGCCAGAAGGAGCTGGAGCTGCAGCGCACCATTGTCAAGACCCGCGAGATCAGAGGGGAAATCAGCAAAGAAACGGCTGCCGCCCTGATGGCTGACCTGGACGCCTCCGAGGCCAAATCCGCTGCCAAGTCCCGTCTGGACCGCCAGCAGATCATGCTGGATGCCGCTATCCAGGCCCGCGACGAGACTGCCAAGCAGGTCCAGCTGATTAAGGCCGAGCAGGAGCAGGCGGCTAAATCCCCCTATGCCGGCATGACAGGAGATGGTTATCTCACGCTCAAGGATCAGGAGGAGAAGTTGGGGCAGCATCACCAGGAGGCCAAGGCTCTTTTACCGAAAGTGGCAAAATGGGAAACGGAAAAGCAACAGCTGGAGAAGAGAATCAATCTGCTGGAAAAAACGCAGGAACTCAACAGGCAGCAGCGGATGAATCCGTTGTTGGGAGCGGAAAAAGCCATCTATGAGACGGAGCGAAAATTACAAAATGACCGAGCCCGGTTGGAACGCATCAACAAAGAGATAGCCTCCGCCAGTGTAGTTATCGACAAAGACAAAGCCCAGCAGTCAGAACGGCAACAGGTTGAAAACAAAATTGCAGCGATTGAGGGGTATTATCGTGCCAACAATCCCCTCAAGCGATATTCTCCAGACCACGACGGCGGCGAGGCGATGAAGGTGGATATCTCCAATGCCATCAAGGAACACGAAACCAGCACAATAGCTCGGAAAGAACGTCTTAAAAATGCTGAGGATCAGCTTAAACTGGACGAGTCCAACGTCACGACCCAGCAGCAGCTTCTGCAGTTCCAGAAGGAAATCAATTCCAAGGAGGCGGCAATCGCTGCCGCCAAGGCCGACCAGGCCAGCGCCGTGGCCGCCGACGAACGCCGCCAGAAAGACCTCGCCGAGCTGGCCAGCCAACGCAAAAAGGTTCAGAAGCGCTGGCGCGAGCACTACGACCAGCTTACAACCGGTCAGGACTATAAGGACCGGGAGACTCCGCAGCTCAAGCGCCTGCTGACCGAGGGGCAGCACATGGCCGATGCCGGCTATATGTCCGAGCAGGACTCCGCGCGTCTGGCCCGGATGCGTGACGAGGCCCTCAAGGGATTGCCCAGGGAGCTGAGAGCCAAGGTCAAGTGGATGGTGGACGACATGATCAAGGGCTATTCCAGAGCCGCGTCCGGAGAGCGCAACCTGCTTACTCCCCTGGAGCGCAAGGACCTGGAGGCGAGCCGGTTCAAGGACAAGCTGGACAGCCTGGCCGACATCACCCCCAGCCTGCCCAAGGATGGGGCCGCCAGCAAGATTGTGGCGATCCTTAAGGACGTGGCCAAGTACGGCGTCCTCAATGAGGCCACTGTCAGGCAGCTGGAGGCGTTGAGCATGCGCATCAACGCGGACGATGCCGCCGGGCAGCGCGTCGTCTCCCTGGTCAGGGAACTGGTCCAGGGCGAGCTGGGCCGTATCCTGACGGCCATGTCCAGACCACAACCGGTCAGACCCCGACGCGTCACTCTGGAGGGCCGCGATCTGGATGCCGAGGATGAGGTGCGCACGCGGATCCGCGCCGGAGCGCAGGCTCCGCAGCCTCATCCGCAGCCCGCTCCCCAGCCTGCAACCGGTCAGGGCTACAACGCCATGATCGGCGAGTTTGCCCGGCAGATGTTTGGACAGGGGGAGACCAGCGGGCGCATCCTGGACGTCATGCAGCAATTTCTGGCTGTCGCGCGGCAGTCTGCTTCCCAGGCCTCCCAGTACGACGCCCGACTGCGGAAAATGGAGCAGGAGGTAGCCACTCTCCAGTCCCGCGCCAGCTTCGGCCGCTAA